TTATGGCAGATCCAATAACAAACTCAGTAGTAGGTATAGCAGGTAACATATTAAATAAATTTGTTGCAGACAAAAACCTAAAAATGAAACTTGAGCATGAACTCAAGACACAATTACAAACAGCTAATCTTTCACAGATTGAAGTAAATAAAATCGAAGCAGCTAGTAAGAACTGGTTTGTTGCTGGTTGGCGTCCGTCTGTAGGTTGGGGTTGCTCAGTTGCAATGATGGTGCATTTTATTATCTTACCTGTAGGTGAGTGGATTGCTGCGCTAGCTGGTGTACAAGTAGATATGCCAGAGTTTGATTTTACTCAATTGTCTACCATACTTATGGCTATGCTCGGCATGGCAGGACTCAGAACTTTTGAAAAACAAAAGAAAGTAGCCAAAGGAGACGATTAATATATGGCTTATTTTAAGTTAGTCAACTTTAATGGTATTGCACCACAAGCTTCACCTAGATTATTAGGTGAAGGCTTAGGGCAAACGGCAAATAACACAGATTTAGATCGTGGTGTATTGACGCCGATTACTAGCAATAGCACAGTAGCTACACTAAATGCACAAGCTAGAGCTGGTTTGTATAGGTATGATTTTGGTGGTCAAGTTTACAACTTAGAATTTACTAATGCTGTAGATGTACAACCGGGACCTATTGCAGATGATGCTTTTGATCGTTTGTATTGGAGTGGAGCTGGATTTCCACAAATGGGTAGTTCTACACAACTACTTGCTTCTGGTTCTGGTGCATATCCAAGAAGTTTTTTTAGATTAGGTATACCTGCGCCAGCTAACGCGGCAAGTACAAGTATAACTGCCGGTAGTGATGATGGCACACAAACGCAATACAGCACATCTTATGTATATACTTTTGTATCTGCATTTGGTGAAGAGGGTCCACCCTCGGCGGCATCTACGGTATTAACAAAAGTAGATGGACAGACTGTAACTATATCTGGTATGGACACTGCTACCTCTAAAAGTAATACTAATTTAGCTAATAAGCGTATTTATCGTTCTAACACTGGTTCTAACACTACTAACTTTCAATTTGTAAAAGAAGTATCTTTAGCTACAGCAAGTACAACTGATAATCTAAACAATGATGCTTTGGCTGAGATAATACCTTCTACTTTTTGGATAGCACCACCAGACGATGACACCAGCACTTATCCTAACGGACAGATGTTGGGTTTAACCGCTATGGCAAATGGTATTTTTGCTGGGTTTAGTGGTAAAAGACTTTGTTTTTCAGAACCTTTTCTACCACACGCTTGGCCGGTAGCATACCGCATAACATTAGAAGAAGAGATTGTTAGTATAGTTATGGCAGGGCAAGTATTGTTTATTTCTACCAAAGGTACACCTTATATAGCTGCAGGTACAGACCCACAATCTATGAGTGTGGTACGTATGGAAGCAGCACAAGCATGTTTGAATAAAGAATCACTTGTTAATATGGGTGGTTTAGCTATTTATGCTTCACCAGATGGGTTAATAGGAGTTACTGGAAGTGAGATAAGTGTACTTACAGATGGTTTGATTACACCTAAACAATGGCAAGCTCAATTTTATCCCTCTACAATTAAAGGTTTTTTATGGCAAGGTAAGTATGTGGGGCAATACTATACAGGTTCTGCATATGGTGGCTTTATGTTTGACCCACGTGGTGGTAAGAATGCTTTTACCACGCTTAGTTCAATAGCTACAGGTCATGCACAAGGTGGTTTTACTGACCCTGATGATAATGAATTGTACCTTATTGACTATGATTCTGGTGGTGGTAATGCTCAAGTAGAACTTTTTCAGGGTAGTGCTACAAACACTACGCAAACATTTAAAACCGCACAGTTTGTTTTACCTAAACCTACTAGTATGAACTTTGTAAAAGTAGAAGCCGAAGCATATTCTGGTTCTGGTATTACGGTAAAAGTCTTTGGTGATGGTACAGAAATATTTGACGCTACAATTACAGCCTCTGGATCCGTGTTCAGTGCAACAGGTTCTGCACCTACCTCTTTTAGTGCAACAACAATTATGGAACCAATTCTAAGGCTACCTACTGGAGTACACAAAGTATATGAAGTAGAAGTATCAGGTGCGCATACTATAAATGAAGTCTGTATCGGAGAGTCTATAGATGAACTGAGGGCTATTTAATGGCTACTGATAAAACTAAAATACCCTCCATACCACCTATCCCGTCTAATACTGACCCACAGTTAAAAACGTATTTAAATGCTGTTGATGAAGCATTGAAAGTACGTTTAGGTACACTTGGAGACCCGAAGGATAGAGCGGTAACTGTACGAGAACTTATTGATACTGGTCTAGCAGAAAACTTTAAAGAAAATCCTTTTGACCCAAACGCTGGCACACCACCTAATACTTTTATACCTACAGAAAGAGTTGATGTCACAATACCGCCAGATGTTACTGGATTTTCAGGTGCTGGTGCGTTTCAAAAAATTATTCTTTCTTGGGATTTAGCACAATTTGGTAATTTTGCTTTTACTGAAGTATGGCGTCATACAAGTAATAACATCGGTAGTGCTACTCGTATTGATACTACTCGAGCTCAAGTGTATGCAGATACCGTAGATGTAGATTCAGATTTTTATTATTGGGTTAGGCATGTATCTACTTCTAATATTTTTGGTCAGTTTACTAATGGTATTAATGTAACTACTTCTAAAATTTCAAATTCAAACGTTACTGACTTTATTACTACTGGTGCCTTAACTGCAGCACAGATAGCTACTGGTACTATTACTGCAGCTTCTGGTGTTATTGCTGACGCAGCTATAACTACTGCAAAAATTGATGATGCTGCAATAACTGACGCAAAAGTAAGTACTTTAAGTGCAGCAAAAATTACTACAGGTGATTTAGACGTAGCTAGAATTACAGATGACAGTGTAGTAATTTATGATAAGGCGAGTGGTCTATCTATTGGCGCAATAGGTTCAGGTATTTCAGGAAGCAATCAATCAGGTAACGCTATGACTGGAACATCTTACGGAACAAGCTTTGTACAATCTAATATGTGGGATGCTACTTTTGGAGCGGCTACTCCTTATCATAGAGATGGTACATCGACTTATAACTCTGGTAGTTTTCCTAATACTCTTACACAACTTGCTACTGTTACAGTTTTTGTTCCTACATCAGGTATTACTTTAGACGTCCGTATACAAAGCAGACAATATGGAGCTGATGGTAATTATGCTTCTGTAGCTTTAGTAGGTGGTCATGCAGAACATAGTGCTTCTAACAATGCACCAGCAGTTACAGATTCTGGTTATGGGGCTTATGCTAATCATTTTAAGCAAATTAATAACAGAGGTGTAGCTTTGGCACAAAGAAGTATAGCTTATAGTTTTTCAGCTACTTCAGGCAAATACTACACGTTTAAAGCTTTTGTTTTTTTACACGATATTTTTGCTTATGGTGGTGGAGCAGGTGGTTCTGCTGAAGCAGATATACAAGTAATTGCATTATTTAAATAATTATGGAAATCTTAATAATTTATAACTCTGATGGAAAAATTCTTGGCGGTACAACTGTAGACGAAAATACTAAGCCAGGAGTGCAAGAACAAATTACAGCCGAAGGTAACTTTACTGTGTTACACGATACTATGCCGCAGATTGGTCAAAAAGTAGTTGAAGGTAAAGTAATAGAAGAAACTATAGAAGTACCTACAGTGCCGACATTAGAAAGACTAAGAGAAGTAAGAACTAAATTACTAGAAGAATCCGATTATACACAAATGCCTGATTCGCCTTTGTCGGACTCTAAAAAATTAGAATGGGCAACTTACAGAACACAATTAAGAAACTTACCAAGTAACTATGATAATGATGATGATATTACTAATGTTACTTGGCCTACAAAACCATCATGATTTTATACACTGAAGAACAATTGGAAATAGCATATACCGAGTATAGAATGGTGCACATGAGAAACAACGTACCATTTCTTACAAAAGAAGACTTTAGAAAATTTTTTGAATTTCTTATGGAGAATACTACATTAGATTATGTATGATATGACTATGTTTGAAATTACATTAAACGAGTTTTATGTTGAGTTTATAGGGTTTGTACTAACTTTATTAGTTGGTTTAGCTCTTAAAGACTGGGCAGTAGGTTTTGTAAAAGGCGCTACTTTCCGTTTAACGTCTTCATTTAAAGAAGGTGATAAAGTAATTTTAGAGGGAGACACTGCACTTATTATAAAAGTAGGGTTTTCACAAACAGTATTTGGTGTGTATAACGACGATGGTTACACTTGGCGTTATATATCAAATCAAAAAATTGATTCGTTAAAGTTGGAAAAGATTGTAGACTCAGAGTTACATGCTGATACAGCTGAGGAGAAAGCACAAAAACTAAGGTCTTTTTTGAAAGACGATGATAATGAGGTAAAATAAGCTATGGCTACTAGAAAAATGAAAGAAATGGGTCCAGGTATGGCAGGCACAACGCCAGTAAATGAGCGCAGATTAGTGCCTCAAGGAACTGCAAATAGTGCTAATGATCCAACTCCTGAACCTACAATGGATATAAATAAACTAGCTGAGATGTTGAAAAATGCCCAGAACTAGAAAAAAGACTTCTATGAGAGTCAAAAAACAAAAGCTAACTAAACGTCAAGAAGGAGCTATGAAGCGTCATTCTAAACATCATACGGCAAAACATATGAAATATATGAAACGTCGTATGCTTATGGGTGATACATTTAGACAAGCGCACAAGAAAGCGCAAAAACAGGTAGGTGCATAATGGCAGAAAAAAGAGCTAAAAGAAAAAGAAAAGCTGCTAAAAAAGGTGGTGCTAAGCCAACTAACCCAGCTTTATATGCTAGAGTAAAAGCTGAAGCTAAACGTAAATTTGCAGTATATCCTAGTGCTTATGCTAACGGTTGGTTAGTACGTACGTACAAGAAGCGCGGCGGCGGATACAGAAGTTAATGGCTAATACTAAACCAAAAGGTGGACTTACTGCTTGGTTTGGTAAAGGCAAAAAAGGTGATTGGGTGGACATTGGTGCACCTAAGAAGAAAGGTAAATACCAATCTTGCGGGCGTAAGTCAGCAAAGGGTGGTAAACGAAAATACCCGAAATGCGTACCACGGTCTAAGGCCCGTAGTATGACAGCTGCTCAAAGACGTAGTGCGGTAACACGTAAACGTAGAGCAGGTAACCCGGGTGGTAAACCCACAAATGTAAAAACTATAGTAAAAAGGAAAAGACGTGCCACAAAGAAGAAAAAGTAAAATGCCTGCTAGGAACAAAAAAAACTTCAGACCTACAAAGTCTGGAGCAGGTATGACACGAGCTGGTGTTGCTGCCTACAGAAGAAAAAATCCTGGCTCTAAGTTAAAGACTGCTGTTACTGGTAAAGTAAAGAGAGGTAGTAAGGCTGCAAAAAGGCGTAAATCATTTTGTGCACGTTCTGCAGGACAAATGAAGAAGTTTCCAAAAGCTGCGAAGAATCCTAACTCTAGGTTAAGACAAGCACGTAGACGTTGGAAATGTTAATGTATTACAAACACATGGATCTAGATCCTGTATTTGTGTAAAATAAAGATATGATAAACAAACCTTTAAATCATAAAGAACCTCATACTTACAAAGACATTTGTAGTAAGAAGTATTCTACAGTCCCGAATCACGACGGTTCTGTACCTGGTGAAAAACAATCTATATTTGTTGACACTAATTCACATCGTAAATTTAAAAACACTAAAGCGGAGTATTAATATGGCTGGATATGGCGCATATAGTAAACGAAAAAACGTTACTAAAGGTAAAAAGAAAAAGAAAAAAGGCATGACTAAAACAGCCAAACCTATGAGAATGAAAAAAAGAAAGGGCTACTAAGCTTTTCTTCCGTTTTTATCTCTTTTAAAAGATCTATTTTGGCTGGAATGCTGAACTATTAAGTTTGATGGGTGGCTATTTCTTGGATTACCATCTTTATGGTGTATATCAAAACCACTACCTTTTGTAACACGTCCTTCTTTTAATGCTTGTCTACGCACCCTATTACGCATGGCACGCCTTTCTTTTTGTTCTTTAGTGCCTTGATAATTAGCGTATTCTTTTTTGTAATTTCTTTTTCTTTTTTGTAATTTATCTGACATTAGTATTGTGTTGAAGGGTCTTCTTTTGCTGGTCTATTTGCAACAGCTTTTGGCACAGGTCGGGCATTACCGCGTAGTTGTTTTATTGAGTAACCCGCAGCAGCATTACGCAGATTAATAAGTTTTCTTATTAACTCTGGCGCATTTGACCACCAACTAGAGTCGGCTTCAAAGTCATATCGTCCACAACCTTTACACCTTTTATCTCCAAACTGGCGCACTGTACACCACCCAATACAAGGTGAGTCAGCTAAGCTATTACACTCTCCTGTTAAACTAGAGAGGTTTTTACCACTCATAAGTGCTATTTTACACATAAATTCTCTAATTTGGCTACAAATTCTGAGATATTTATGGCATCTCTCATGAACTGCGATTTAGTAATGTTATTTACATTATCAAAATCTTGCGTGCATACAAGTAAATTACCTACACCAAGGGCTGCAAACGTTGGCACACCTTCGTTTTTACGATCTTTAAGCCACGCGCATTGTTGAAGTGTTAGATTGAAACAGATAGATGTTCCGTCTCTTTTGGGTAATTCTTTTTTATATTTATACTCTACAAAACAAAGGCCGCTATTGCCTGAGTAGAAACAATCTGGAACTCCACCGTGGTAGGCGTCGTTTATTTTCCATTTGTAGATAGTGGAAGGAAGTTTTTTGTGGATTTTGTTTATGAAGTGGCGTTCTTGCATACATTACATCCCGGAGGATCTAGTTTGTAATGCATTATAGCACATACGACGACGCATCTTGTCGCCGTATGTACACCACTTTTAGGAGTTGGTTGGACCTAAGTTAAGTTTAGTGTATACCTCCTTGGCATACTCATAATCTTCTTCGGTTACCCAACCTTGATTTTCTGCATTTAAGTTATAAAACTTTTGTGCAGCTCTGTTTTGTGTTTGTAGAGAACTTAGTTTCCACAATGCACTAAATCTATCGCCCCCTAGCTGTCCAAT